CGATTGCATCATTCCAACCCTTGTTGTACCGACAGAACAATGGGTCAACTTTCTCTGGATTACTGTGAGTTGACGGTTTCTTTAGTTTTTTAAGTGTTTTCAAGAAATGTTCCATGTATCTTCCTCCTCATAATCATTACAATAAAGTGAACCGTAGTCCCATGCCAATGTACAGCAATTACGGAATCTACATTTGCTACAGTCTGCCATCTCCATAAAAATTCCTCCTTTCAGAACGGGCACAAATTCAAGTCAACTTCTAATCCAGCCCGTCCGATCTGAACCAGAACATTGTCTCCTGCGACTTCCTGTATTTCTTGCTGTATTTTACGGGCATCTGACGCTTGACCGCTTAAATGTACAAGTGTTATCGTTCGAAGCAATTCTGTGCAATTTTCCTTAATGAATTGCTTACAAGTTGACAAAGAACAATGCCCTTTTATTCGGTGCCTGTAGTTAGCTTCTGACCTATCCACCAATTCTTCACAGTAGTTGCATTCGATTACCAGATGTTCAACTTGCATCTTATAGAAACTATATGTGCAGTATTCAAAATCGGTCATATACAGGAGTTTTCCCATTTCTTCATGCTGTACCAAATAGCCGTAGTTCGGACACGGAATAAGTATTTTTGCATCTTTGTCGTAGGTCGTATGCGGTAATTCAAATGGAGTCACGATAAACGAACCAACTCTAAATGGGTATCTTTCTGGAACACCTTTCATCAGTTCGCCTGTTCTGATGTTCATGTCCTCAACGGTCTCGTCATTGGTGTAAATCTGAATGCCTGCATTCATTATTTCCTTGAATGCTTCGGTGTGATCTCCGTGCCCATGACTGAGCAACACGCCAGAAACGTTACTTATCTGGTAGTCAATCCCTCTAAGGATTTTTTTGTAATTGCATCCGCAGTCAAAAAGGACAATCTCGCCTGTACTTGACTGCAAAGCGTAACAATTTCCTTTAGTACTTCCTGTTGAAATTACTCGCATGAACAAATGGCATCACCTCGCTTTCCGTGTATTACATTTATACGCCTAAGATATCATCAGCTTCATCTATTGACTTCTCTAAATCAGAGTAAGCATATGGAATGTCCTTCTCTTTATTTAGATTCTCTAACTCCGCATAACTTACTTGACACATACTGTCTCGTATTAATTTGAGTTGCTTCAACGGAAGTTCAATGGTTATTATCTGTTCCCAGTCCTTCTTGCTATCTACTCTCTTCATATCATCACTCGCTTTCATTTATAGCTGTTTAAGATTGATTCAGCAGCATTTATAAGGGCTTCTTTATCTGGCTGTATATATGGCGGATTTCCTGGATACCATAATTCCTTTATAGTTCCATAACCGGTTTTTCCTAAAGAATCCTTTATCAGTTGAAGTTCTTTCAGTGATAATTCTACAGTTATAATGGAATCCCAATTTATTTTCTTTCTTCCTATCTCTTTCATACTTCATCATCCTCCGGGAATCTAAACACGATGTTTGCCGGTTCGAATTTCATTTCGGAACCATCCATACTGGTTTTAATGATTCCAAAACCTTTTGTCGATGCCATATAAATCAGCTTTTTTATATCATCTTCTGGAAATTCGATGTTCCGCGAAAAGAATGCTCCAGTATATGTGTTATGCAACATTTTCATGACTTTCTTAGCTTTTTCTTCCGTAGAGCACATTCCCATAACAATTCTCTTGGAATCGTAATTCACGGAGTAAGCAACAATCAGTCCATCTGCACGAGCAATAGCACTGCTCTCATATGGCACATCAATATCTCCTGTCTGACTAATTAATCTCACTTCATTCTCCTTTCAATATACAAATCCAGACTATGGAATTACCTTTAAATCTTCATTTGCCATCAATCATCATTTCCTGATTCAAAGATTGAAGAAGAAAAGATACAAACTGGGCGAACACCATTAACGCTGCGGCAAACGTTGCCGCAGATAAAGCCCGAAGGGGAAACAATGGCAATTGTTGTACTGTAATCATTTGCTGGTATACTCCATGGAGTAAGCAGCCACCACCATTTATCCATATTTGGAAGGATTTTTCTGTATTTTCGGTATTCATCCACCGTCAAAATCGAAATCTTATCTTTACAATGTGCATATTCTGTCTGACCGTCCATAGAAAGTAAATCTCGATCAAACTCAATAACTGCATCTTCTCCAAGCTCGTCCGTAATTTTTTTAAGAAAACGAGTGTTTAACTCATTTCTCAGTTTACTTGAAATCCAGTTATTTGAAGCTGAATCAAATGTTCTTTCTTTTCCATCAAATCCATTCAAAATGGCAAAATATCCTTTTTCTGTCTTATCCAGAATCAGCCATTCCATACCAGCAAGTTCAATAGCTTTTCCGATTTCCGGCTTTCCGATGTGCTTTTTCTTGAATTCTGCGAACTCTTTACTTAATCTGGATAATTCATCC